GCGAACCGGCCGGCATTTTCCCCCTCCGGCAGCGCCCAGCTTTCCGGCAGGTCCGCCCCGCGCCGCACCCAGCCGAGCACGCCCTCCGCCGCACGCAGGTGACAGACCGGCCAGGGCAGCCCGCCCGCATCGGCAAAGGCCAGCGTTTCGGTCTCGTCTGTCCCGGCCACCCGCCAGGAAAGGTCCAGGCCGAACTCGGCCGGCGACACGCTCGCCAGCGCATCGGCGCCGTCCAGCAGCACGACACGCGCGCCCGCCGCCGCGGCCCCGCTGGCGCTGCCCTGCTGCCCCCGCAGCAAGCCGGACAGGAGCCATTCCTCCGGCCCGGCCAGTTCCGCCGCCGCGAACTGGATCAGTTCCCAGCCCTCATCCGTTTCCAGCAGGGCCGCATTGCGGCCGGCCAGAACCTGGCTCACCGGCAGGCTGGCGAAGGCCCCGGCCGTCTCCACACGGATCGTGTTCGCCCGGTCCCACCGCCCGACCGGCCCCACACTTACACCCTCAACCAGCCGCCCGATCACGGCCGGCCGCTCCAGCACCGCGCGCTCGCTCATCGCGCCCGCATCGACGCCCGCCAGCACGCGCAGCACGCCCGGCCACGGATCGGCCCAGGCCGCAACGCGAAGCCCCGCCGTCTCGCCCGGCAGCCGCGGCCCGTCGATCAGCACCAGGTCCACCCCGCCCGGCACCACCGCCGCCTCCGGCGCGCCGCCCGTGCCCGCAAAGCGCACCCGGCCCGCAGCGGGAATATCCGCCTTCAGCGACAGCGCCCGCACCGCGCCCCGATCCGTCACCTGATCGACCCGCCACAGCGCCCCGCCGTCCAGCCGCACCGCGTCGCCCGGCTCGATGGCAAGGCCCGACAGCGGCAACGTGATCTCCGCCGTCTCCGCACTCGCCGCCTGCGCCAGCAGCCGCTGCGCAATTGCCTCCGCCCCGATGGACGACAGCGCCAGCGGCAGGCTGGCATCGGCGACCAGCCGCACATCCCCGCCGCTCACCCGCGCCTCGGCCAGCGCCGGCCCGAACGCGTCCCCGCCATCGACGAACTGGAGACGCAAGCGCTGCGGCGCCTTGTCCACCAGCCGCCGTGTACGGACCACTCCCGCCTCGCCCACAAGGCCGCTGTCGAGATCATGCACCGCGCCTTCGCCTTCCATCCGGAAGACAATCAGCCCATCCCGCTCCACCGCCTCGAACCCGAACGCGGCCTTCAGCGGCTCCAGCGCATTGCGCACGCTGTAGACGCCATCCAGCGCAAAGCCCTGCACCACGCCGTCCAGCGCCGATGCGTCCACATCCTCCACGCCGCCCCGCGCGCAGATGTCCGCCACAACCTCGCTCAACGGCGCAAGACCGGCTCGCCCGTTCAGCCAGTGCCCGCGCTCCCAGTTCGCCCCGTCGCCCCACACCTCCGTCCGAAGCGGCCAGGCCGGGAACGGCCGCCCGTCCCACGCCCAGACCATCGCCGCCTCGACCAGCGGGCTCGCCTCCCAGTGCGCCAGCGTGACCGCCAGCGCCCGGCGCTGGAACACATCGTCCCGCACGCCCGTGGAATAAGGCGGCAGGGCGCTCTCGCTGCTCTTCGGATCGTAGAACAGGTTCGGCGCATTGCCGCCCTTGTCCACCGCGCCGAAGCCGATCTCGCTCAGGCGTACCGGCTTCGATCCCGGCACCCAGTCAGTCGGAACCGATGCCCGCACCCCGCCGGGACGCGGATAGTGCAGCGCCCCCGCCCAGCCGGCGAGATCCTTCTGCCGGAACACCCAGTGCTCGCCATGCGCCGTATCATTGATCGGTGTACGCACCTGCGCCGCGCGTTCTTCCGGGCCGGCATAATACCAGTCGAACGCCTCTCCGCCCGCGATCTGGTAAGCGAGGTAATCCGCATCATCCGGCCCGGCATAGCCCGCCAGCGCGTCGAGATGTTCCGTCCCGCCCCGCCAGTCGCCCATCGGCGGATACCAGTCCACCCCGACGAAACCGACATCCGCGCTCGCCCACAGCGCGTCCAGCGGGAACAGGACATCCCCGCTGCCATCGCCCGGCGCATAGGCGCCATATTCCGTCCAGTCCGCCGCATAGGAAATCTTCGCCCCCGGCAGGATCGCCTTCACGTCCGCTGCAAGGGAGACCAGCGCCTCCACGAACGGGAACGCGCCGGCTTCATCCCGCACGCGGCTGAGCCCCACCATCTCGCTGCCGATCAGGAAGGCCTCGACCCCGCCCGCCTCGGCACAGAGACCCGCATAATGCAGGATGAAGCGCCGGAACCCGTTTGCTACGTAGACGAAATCCTCGATCTCCTCCCGCGCCGCCGCCGTGCCATCCGCGCTGACGCCGATCCGCCCCCGCCAGGGAAAGCCCTCGCAATCCATGAACAGGAACGGCGAGAAGGTCACCGCCAGCCCCCGCGCCGTCATCTCCTGAATGGCCTGCTTCACCGAGGCATCCGACGGCGTGCCGCCATAATTCGGCCGGTCGTCCTCATCCCGCGAAACGAGATAGGCTTCAGACCGCCCGATACCCGCGACCGTCCACGCCTGCGGCACGGTCACCCGCGTCCGCGTCTCCACACCCGGATGGATCTCACACGCCCCCGCCGCCACACTCGTCCCGAACCAGCCGACCGTCAGCGACGCCCGGTTCACCCGCGGCAGGTCTGCCTCCAGCTGGTCCAGCGAGACAAGGAAATCCGCGCGCGCCTCACCGGAATTCGCGTTCAGCGCCCGCTCCTGACCCTTGCGCAGCCGCTCGCGCACGATCTCCGTCGCATAGACGAACTCGCCCGAGGCCGGGATCACGTTCACCCCCGTCACCGCAGCGCCGAGCCCCTCCGCCTCCGCCCCCGGCGGCACACGGACGATCTCGAACGAGAGCTGCGGAATACGGTTCCCGAAATCCTCCAGCGGCAGGTCCTCGAACACGATATACGCCGTCCCGCGAAACGCCGGCGCCTCGCCCTCGATCATTTCAATCAGCGGGTCGGCCGCCTGTGTCTCGTCTCCCTTGTAGAAGCGCCACGTCACCTGCGACAGGTCGAACGCCTCGCCATTCGCCCAGGCCCGCTGCACCGCCATCACCGGCCCCTCGCCCAGCGCAACGGCAAGGCTCACCGTATAGGCATATTCCGTCACCCGCGGCCCGCCTTTGGAGCCCGCCGAATGCGTATCGCGATGCTCGCGGAAGCGCGACGCCCAAATCACCTGCCCGGGCACGCGCATCCGCCCGTAAACGGACGGAATGCCCACGCCCTCGCGCGACTCCATCACAGCCAGCGTCTTCACCCGCGGCCCTTCCACGGGCGGCGCCATGCGCGCATCGATCAGCCCGCCCGCAAGCGACCCCACCGCGCGTCCCAGCGCCGCCCCCGTGACCTGCGCCCCCAACAGCGACAGGCCCTGCGGCAGCAATTGCCGCCCCAGCACAGCGCCCGCTTCCGACAATACGATCTGCGCCATGCCTAATCCTCCGCTCCCGGAAAGCGAAACGCCGCCACCACGCGCCGCTGCCACCACGGCACCAGCCGCGTCTCCACCGCCGACCGCCCCCAATAGGCATGCACCAGCGTGCCTTCGCCGGTCGCGATGCCGCAATGCTTCGCCGGAACACCCATCGCCATGCGGAACACCAGCACGTCGCCCGCGCCCGCCGCGCCCAGCGGCACTTCCATCAGGTGCCGCCGCGCAGCCTCCAGCAGCCTCTCTTCGCCCGTCGCCTCGGCCCAGTCCGGCGAATAGGGCGGCGCCCGCTCCGGCTCAGCCCCCACCATTTCCCGCCAAACGCCGCGCACAAGGCCGAGGCAGTCGCACCCAGCCCCCTTCAGGCTCGCCTGATGGCGGTACGGCGTGCCGATCCAGCCCCGCGCCGCCGCCACGATCTCGTCCCGCTTCATCGCTTGCCTCCCGTATTGCCGCTCGCCGCCGGCCCCTGGAGAATGAACTCCGCTCCCCGAAGGAACGGAAATCCCCGGAACCGCTCCGTATTGCCGAATACGTCCCGGCAGGTCGCAAATTGCTGGTCACAGGCAACGCCCGGAAAATCGCCCGTCGCCACACCGCACCGCTCATCGCCCAGCACCGCGTCGCACGCCCGCGCATAGACACGCCCCACCGGCCGCTCCAGGTCCGCCTTCCGCGATACGAGCTCCGCCTCGAACCCGCCCGGCCCCCGCGTCACCTCGATCAGCCGCCCGCTCCACACGGTCAGGAACAGGTCCGGCCGCTCCCAGTCGACGCGCAGCACATCGACGCGCGCGCCATCCCACAGGCCCGCCGCAAGATCCGCCTCCGTGATCGCCTCATCGGCCAGCACGCCGCCTGCCGCGGCCTGCCCCGGCGCGAGGCCCGCCCCTTGCGTGAATGCTCCCGCACTCAGCGCCCCGCCGGGCAAATACGTCACCCCGTCCACCGCCAGCGCCCGGTCATGCTCGGTCGCCGCCAGCACGAAGCCATCCTTCCGCGCCAGCCGCCAGCAAAGGCACGTTGTCGTCGCCCCGCTCGCCAGCCGCGCCGCAAACTCGCTCTCGATCAGCCGCATGCCTCACCCCACCAGCTCGACCAGCGGAATGCTCAGCACACGGCCCGCTCCGAATGCTTCGAGGTTCACCTCCAGCCTGTCCGTATCGAACCGCACCGGGCAATCGAATCGATAGCCCGCCGTCACTGCCGCGCCTTCCACGGGCGCCGCGGCCAGCGTCACGATCCCGGTCGCGGCCTCCACGCTTGCTGCAACGCCCACACCGTCCACCGCCACCAGCACGCTCCCCGCCACAGGCTTCAGGATACGCCGCGCATAGCCGCCATACGCCTTCACCAACTGGAAGCTCACCGTCTCCCCGTCGCCCGTGCCGATGGCCTGGTCTGCCGCGCTCACGATTCCGCCGGGCGCACAGCTCCGGTCGTCCAGCGCGTCGCGGAAACGGAACCCGGAAAGCCGCCCGCCCCGCGCCTCGAAGAAGGCGACCACCGCCTGCAACGTCTCCAGCCGCGTCACCGCGCTCCCCACATCCCAGCGCCGGCGGCTGCCCGCCCACAGGGCATTGCGTGCTTCCATCCCGCTTGCCAGCGTCACGACTTCCGTCCGCCGCTCCGGCCCGCCACTCGCCGCCAGCGCCAGCGGCACGGGAAAGCTCACCTCATGGAAATTCGCCAAGCTCACAGGAACCGCCCTCCCTGGCTAACCAGCCGCGCCAGCACGGCGCCGATGACGTTGCGCCCCGTCACGGCGGATTGCTCCGTCCCCGGCGCGAAATTCATGCTGACGTTCATCGTGCTGCCGGCCTGCCCGCCGCCGAACGCCGCTTCCGCCGCGACACGCGCAATGTCGCGCAGGATGGCATCCGCCATGCGCTGGAAATCCAGCTCGCCGCTGCGCGCCGCCTGCGCCAGCGTCGCCTCGATCCGCTCACCGGCCTTGCCGAACGCCGCCTCCAGCGCCCCCGCCGCCTCCGCCCCCGGCCCCTCCGCCAGCGCCCGCAACGCATCCGCCGCCGAGGCGAGATCTGTCTCGAAATTATCCATCCTTGCCCCCATCCGGATACGCCCCCATCAGCACCGCGAGCCGCCCCCGGTCCATCGCCTCACCCGCGCCCGACAGCCACCGCCATTCGCGCAGGGACAGCCGCCAGAACGCCTCCGGCCCGATCCCCAAGGACAAAGCCGCACGCAACATCACCGCCCAGGGAAACATCACCCCGCCAGCCCCAGCCGGAACGCCTCCGCTACTGCCCGCGCCGCCGCACCAGGCGACACATCCGCCGCCCCCAGCCGCGCCGCCGCCTCGGCCTCGCCACCGCCGCGCAACAGGGCCGCCAGCACGAGTGTCAGGTCTGCGGCCGAAAGGCTGTGCATCCGCGCATCCAGCTCGCTCATCCGTGTGCAGCCGAACGCCGCCTCGATCTCCGCCAGCGCGCCCAGCGTCAGGCACAGCCGCCGCTGCACGCCGCCGATGGCCAGCGCTGTCTCTCCTCGCGCCGCGTTCATGGCGCCGCCTCGAACGTCACCAGCCCCGCGCTTTCCAGCGTCACGGCAAATTCCGCCTCGCCGTCATGCTCGCCGCTCCAGCTGAGTTCGCTCACCAGGAACGCGCCTTCCAGCGTGCCGAAGTCCGGCAGGATGAACTGCCAGTCCGGCGCCTCGCCCGCAAAGAACACCGTGCGCATGCGCGCGTCGCTTGCGGCGTCCTTGAACACGCCGCGGCCGGTCACTTTCGCTGTCTTTGCGCCCGCCCCGGCCAGCAGTTCCCGCCACGCTTCCGGGCTGTCGGCGCTCGTCGCGTCCACCAAAGCGGCGGACAGCTGGATCCGGCTCGCGCGGATGCCCGCCAGTGTGACGAAGCCACCCGCGCCGTCTGAAATCTTCAGCAGGATGTCCCTGCCTTTCTGCCCGGCCATCAGCCCGCCTCCTCTGAAATGATCCGCACCCGCACCACGCCGCGGAAGGCGCGCTTGTCCGCCGTGCGCATGGCGTCGGCATAGATCACCTGCGCCAGCACAATGTGCTGCCCCTCCACCGCCCAGTCCGCGCCCTCCACCGCTGCGCGCAGGGCCGAGAGACAGGTCTTCGCGCCGCGCACGCCATCGTCCTGCGAATAAGCCGCCAGCGTGATACGGTGCTCGATCCCGTTCACGAGGCTCGCGCCTGCCGGGTTCGTCTCGTGCCGCTCGATCAGTGCGTATGGGTAGAGCGGTTCCTCGCTCTCCGCGTCGAACACGCGGGCGGGCATTCCGAACACGGGCTGCACACCCGCATCGGCGCGTAACATCGCCATCAGCGCCGCCTGCACGGCCTCCTCCGCCCGCCCGCTCACAGCCGCACCTCGGTGCGTGCGTTCAGCATCGCCGCGACATCCTCGGGCAGGTCCGCCGCATCGCCCCGCTGGTACATGACCAGCACCAGCCGCTTCAGCGCGTGCACCAGGTCTGCCGGCACATCCGCCGCCGCGCCATAGCCCGCGACGAACGTCACCTCCACTCGGCCACCCACCGGGATGGAGGGCAGCGGCACGAACGGCTTCAGCTTCAGCCGCCCGTCCTGAAGCACGAAGCGCGTCGTCACCGTCTCGATGCCGCCCGCCAGGCCCACGACTTCCACCGCCACCAGCGCGCTCGCCGGCCCCGGCACGAGCCGCGCCCCGCCCCGCGTCACGCCGCACGGCCAGGCATCCCAGCCGCGCTTCAGCGTCTGCGTCACCAGCGCCAGCCCGCCCGCCAGCTCCAGCCGCGCCCGCGCCGCCGCCACCAGCCGCCCGGCCAGCCCATCCTCCCCATCATGCCCGATGCGGAGATAATCCTTCGCCTCGCTGAGAGACAAAGCCTCCTCCGCTGGCGGTGTGATCACCGTCAGATTGCTCATTTTCTATTCCCTGTTACGTTGCCCTTATGAGCAAAACACTGGTTCTGATCGGACGGCTTGTGGCGAAAACCTCATGGGTGCTCGCCACCCTGATATTGCCGCCGCTCGGCGCCATGATGATCGGTCAGGCTGGCAATCCGTGGGTCGCTTTCGGCCTTGGCATTCCCTTCATCCTGCTCATCTTCTTCACGCGCAAAGAGCTCCGGTCCGTTGTCGCCATTCTGGCTGGTCTCCAGCTTGCCAGCGGCCTCGCCGGATCGAACCCGCGCCTCGCGCTTGCCGCCGCTTTCTTGCTTGCCTGTCTCGGGGCGATCTGGATTTTCCGCGGCCGCTTCGGGGAAACACTGCCGGGCGGCGACAACCGGCCGACAGTGGGTCCCGTCGAAACGTCGGCTGGCCGCTGAGCGCCTAGACCAACGCCCCCAGCTTCTCGACGACGGCCGCGCCGATCGGCAGGCCGATGGTGCGGACCAGTTCGTCGTCGATCTCGGTCTCGGTCGAATTGATCAGCGTGGCGACGGCTTCGGCCACTTTCGTGGTGAACTCGTCCTGCTGCGCCTTGGTCAGCAGCGCGGCCTGGCGGATGATGGAGACGATTACGGATTCAAACATGTTGGTTTCCTTTGGTTGAGTAAGTTGTTTCAGGTGGCGTCACCCCCGACGGGCACCGCCCGTCTGGGGGCCCATCTCCCGCACGCGCCCCATACACATGAGGAAGCGGCCGGAGATGGATCCCCAGACCGCTGCGCGGTCGGGGATGACGCGGATTGGAACGCCGTTAGAACACCATCACCTTCACGGCGTCGAAGTTCTGGACGCCGCCGCCGACGCGCTTGGTCGTGTAGAACAGCACGTAGGGCTTGGCGCTGAACGGGTCGCGCAGCACGCGCGCGCCCTGCCGGTCGGCGATCAGGTAGAAGCGGCGGAAGTCGCCAAAGGCGATGGCCGCATTGCCCGTGCCGATGTCCGGCATGTCCTCCACTTCCGTCACCGGATAGCCAAGGATCGTCGCCGGGTCGCCGCCCGTGCCCGGCTGCCAGAGGTAACGCCCGTCGCCATCCTTCAGCTTACGGACGGCTGCCACCGTGCGCCGGTTCATCACGAACCGGCCATTGGTGCGGAACTGCGACTTCGGCGTATAGATCAGGTCGATCAGCTGGTCGGCCGCGTCCGTCGCCGTGAAGTCGCCGTCGACCGAGCCCACCTTGCCCCAGACATGGCTGGACTCCGCCACGATGTCATAGTCGAGGAAGCCCTTCGGCTTGCCGCTGCCGTCGCCGGTCACGAAGGCCGCCGATTCCTGCGCCGCAAAGGCGTTCTCCACTTCGTCCGCCAGCCAGGCGTCGATGTCCGACCAGGAATCCTCCAGCAGCGCCTGCGTCGCCGCCGGCATGGCATAGAGTTCGCCGGCCGGGAATTCGAGCAGGGAAAGGCCCGAATGGCTCGTCTCCGTGCGCGTTCCCGTCTCGCTCACCCAGCTCGCCGCCGCGCCGAGGCTCACCGGCTTGCGATACGTGCCGGCAGAGGTCTGCCGCACCGTCGCGATCTGGCGCATCGGGCTTGCCGCCATCAGGCGGGCCTCGATCAGCCGGTCGAGTTCCGGCGGCGCAACATAGCCGCCCTGCGCGTCCGTGCCGGTGTTCAGGCCCTTCACGTCGAGCCGGGCAAGCCCGCTCTCGTCGCCCGTGCGCAGGTAGGTGCCCCAGGCCTCGCTGCGCGCATCCGGCTCCGCCGCCGGTGCGGCGCCCGCTTCCGGTCGCACCATCTTGAGGCTCAGCGCCTCCAGCCGCCGGTCGATCCGGGCGAGGCGCTCGTCCGTCAACGGATCGCTCACGCCTTTCGCCTCGATTTCCGCGAGGCGCGCATCGTTCGCCTCCCGGAAGGCCTCGAAGGCCGCCATCAGGTCCGCGTCCGCTGCTCTGTTGCCGCCCGCCATTTTCGTTTCCTTGGTCATCGCCACTCCTTCACCATAAAATTCGCGTTTCACGCCGCTTCCGCCCCCAGCACGGCAAACCGCGCCCGCGCCAGCATCGGCGCCTCGACCAGCGACACTTCCACGAGGTCCACCTCGATCAGTTCCCGCCCGCCACCTGCCAGCGGCTTCCACAGCCTCGGCCGGAACCCGATGGAGAGCCCGCTCAGCCCGCCGCGCACGAGGCGCGCCACGCTGTCCTTGACGATCAGTCCCCGCACGAACAGGCCGCGCCCGTCCTCGCTCACCCGCGTCCACCGCCCGGCCAGCGCGCCCTGCCTGTGCTGCAACAGCATCGGCAAACCGGCCCCGGCCTGCAGCGACCGCGCAAACGCCCCCGCCCGCACCACATCCCCCGACTGGTCCGGTATCCCGAACAACGAGGCATAGCCCTCGATGAGGAGAGGTTGCTCTCTTGCCGCGCCCCCGCGCCGATCCCCCTCTGTCTCCCCCTTTCCAAGGGGGAGAACCCCAAAAGCAGCCCTGGTGCGGAGGCCATGACGGCGTTCCTCCCCCTGCAAGGGGGAGGACAGGTGGGGGTCCGCCGGACTCGCCCCTCGATAC